CCAGGCGGTGGCCGCCTCGTAGTGGACGCCTGCGGTGAACTTGCTGAGGTCCAGGGTGATGGTGTTGGTGTCGTTGGTGCCGACCAGGCTGGCGAGCCACGGCCGGTCGGCGTGGGCGTCCTCGCGCAGGACGGTCATGGGCTGGAAGTCGTTCACTGCCCTCTCCTAGGTGCAGTCAGGCGGGTTGCTGCGGCACCGGGTCTTGCCGGGTGCGTCCACGGGGAGAGGGCGTGGTCCCAAGTCGCGCGTGCGGGTGGTGCGGTCTTAGGCAGCGGTGTCGCGGAGCTTGCCGCGGCGCCGCAGCATTTCCCGTCCTGCATCGCCGGGCTTGTGGCTGGTGCCGCCCGGTCGCTGCCCGGTGGCGGGGGCGCCGCCCGGCGCCGGGGGAAGCGGGTTGGTCTGCGGGGTGGGCGTGGCGCCGAACAGTTCGGGGCGGCGCTCCTTCAGCTTCTCCGCAGCGTCGCGGACAGTCTGCTCGTCGGCGTCGTCCTCAACACGGAGCAGCGCGGCAGCGTCCTCGAGGTCGTCGCCGGTGGCGCCGAGCCCGACGAGGGTGGCCCGGCGGGATGCGGCCCGCTCGCGGGCGATCGCGGCAATCTCCCGCTCGGCGACGGCCTGCTCACGCTTCTCCAGTTCCTGCTTGCGCTTCTCCTCCTCGGAGAGAGCGTCCTGCTGGGCCTGGCGGGCGGTGTCGACGAACGCCTTGATGTCGTCGGGCTTGGTGAAGCCCATTTCCTTGGCGAGGTCTTCGAGGGCCTGACGGGCGCCGGCCCGCTTGCCCTGGTCTTTCTCCTTCGCGGCGAGCGCGGTCAGTTCGTCCTGCGTCATCGACACGGTGGGTGTGACGGGCGGGCCCGGCTTGGGAGGCTGCGGTGCCGGGTTCGGGTCACCGGCGGGCGGCGTGGGCGGGTTGCCGCCGTCGTTGTAGAAGACGGCTATGCCGGGGATGCCGGTGTAGGGGTGGGCCCAGCCGGGGGCTGCCGGGCCGGTGCGGTGCTGCGCGGGGCGACGCATCAGTACAAGTCCTCCCAGACTCGTGTTCGTTCCAGGCCCCGCGCCTGGGATCAAGGAGAGCACAGAAGTCATCAGGTGTTCCCCCCGCTTCCCCCGCCGTCGGCCGCCGCGGTGTCCTCGAGGGCCGCATCCTGCCCGGCGGCGGGAAGGACGACGGCCGGGACTTCCGGCTCCTCTGGGGCTTCCCGATCCAGGAATTTGGCGACCTCGTCGGGGTTGCCGAGCGCGTCGGCGAGGAAACGGGCGTCTTCGAAGCTGCGGGCGTCGATCCGCTTGATCTCTTCGGCGGCGTCCTCGATGGGGAACCCGGCCTCCATCAGCATCTTGATGCCGGTCTCCTTGGACAGGATGCCCTTCTCCACGCCGGTGGCGACCTGCTCGAGGACGGCGGCCTTGTCGGTCGGCGTGTACGGGCCGAAGACGAGCTTCGCCGGGAGCGGCGTGACCCCGGTCCAGTCGGGGTGCTGCCCGGCGATGTGGAGGCGTTGGACCATCTTCAGAAGCAGCGCGTACTTGTGGTCCCGGGCCAGGCGCATCGAGGCGATGAGCGTGTCCAGCGGGCCAAGGGACAGTTGCATGGCGTACCCGGAGGGCACTTTCGACGGGTCCATCGTGCCGAGGGCGACTGCAGGGAGGCGGGCGACGTTCGCGGCCCGGTCGGCGAGGTCGTGGCGGTGTTCGCGGAGCTCCCGCAGGGCGGGAGAGGTGTCGATGGTGGTGAGCTTGCCGTCCGGGCCGAGCGTGAACACAGCGCCCGGGCCGACGATGAAGTTCTGTTTGGGGTCGGTGACGCCGGAGATCCCCACCATGGGCTGCCCGGTGGTCGCGGAGGCGCGGGAGGCGTCCGTGTCGGAGCCTTGGAGTTCGTCGAAGACTTGCAGCACCTTCGCCAGCGACGACTGTCCCCAGAACTCCTCAGCCGCGGGCACCGTGTTGGGAACGTGGACGACCGGGATGAAGTCGATGTACAGGTCCAGCCGGTCCAAGACTTCCCCGTCGGAGCGGGTCGCGTACACAGCCTTGTCGAGGGGCAGGGAGTCCACGTCGATGGGGCCGCGTAGATCCTGAATGTCCCAGGTGGCGTCGGTGAGGTAGCAGGTGATCGTGGACGGTCCGTCGTTCCACGCGTACTGCCGGGACAAGGCCCCGCTGTCCGTGTCTAGCTGGTCGCCGGGCCGGACGACGGGAACGGCCTCGCCGTCCGGGCCTTCGGTGGTGAGGGGGGCTCGGACGGGGCGGCCGCGCTCGTCGACACCCGCACCGGTGGCCGGGCCGATGGGTGCGAGTTCGAACGTGATACGCCGCAGCCGCGCGGGCAGATCCCGTTTCACGTCCTCCGGTAGCTCCCACGCGAAGTGGACACGGTCGGGGAACTCTCCGCCGTCGTCGTCCTCCCCGATGACGGGGAAGAAGAAGCCCGGCTCAACGGCCCGCAGGGTGGCGCGCTGCTTGGCCGGGTTCCAGGCCAGCCGGTACACGCCATCCCCGAGGGACACGGCTTTGCGTTCGGCCTGCTGCATCCGCATCGGCAGCAGCTCCGTCTCCGCCCACTCCCCAAGAAGTTCCTCCACCTTCTGCGCGGCGGCGGTCTCCGGGTCAGGTTCGCCGTCGCCGTCGTGCTCGGCGCCGGGCACGGTGATGTGCTGCTCCCGGCCCAGCACGTTCGCCATCACCGTCTCGATGAACATCGACGGATCGCCGAACTCGCGCCGCTCGGCAGCCTCCGGCCCGTCGGTGATCTGAGCGAGAGCGGCAGCCTGGTTGTTGTCGTACGCGGCAAGCAGCTTGTACGCGGCGAGGCGGCGTTCGTCCTCGGCAGGAACCCACATGGCCTGCGCCTCGGGAAACGCCCGGCGGCTGGGCATACCGCGGGCGTCGGAGAACACCGGCTTGTAGTTCAGCCACGACCAGGCGTCGATGACGACCTTTTTGGCGCCGGCTATGAGGCCCACGACTGTCCTTCCCGCTGTTCCCAGGCCCCGCGCCTATTGATCAGGGTACGGGTGTGGGGCGGGAGGGTTCCCCTGGTAGTAGCCGAGCACCTCGGTAACATGCCATATCGCGGGCGTCATTTGGGGTGATTGTCCGACTCCCGGGCGGCTCGCTACTCCTGCTCGGCGAGATGCGTCTTGAGGATCGCGACGGCAGCGTCCGGACCGCCGACTTCCTGGACGAGCTCGCCGAGGTCGACGGGGACGACGGCAGCTTCGCGAGTGCCCCTGCTGGTGAGGAAGTAGACGCGCCGAAGTAGCTGCACGGCATTGTGCAGCTTGCTGATGTTGGCGCGGGCCTCCGCGATCGGCTGATCTTCGGCATTGATGTCCATGCAGACGAGATTACCATTAGGGCTTGATGTACATAAAGGCGCGATGTACAGTTAGAAGGTCGAAGTGACAACAGGACCCAGGAGGAACCATGTTCGGACGTAAGGTCTCGCAGGCTGCCGACGCTGCTGCTGCAGCTGTGGCCCGCACGGGACAGAAGGTTGCTGGCGACAAGGGCGTGCGGGCTGCCAACAAGATCACTGGACCGCTGTTCGGTCAGACCTTCGAGCGCTGTGGCGATGCCTGCGCTAACGGCTGCAACCACTGACTCATCGGCGCCACGCCCGGAGGGTCAGTACACGACCCTCCGGGCACACAGGAAGAGACGGCATGAGCACACCGCACTATCTGACCATCACCAACACGCCGCAAGGTCGCACCACGAGCTGGCCTCATCCTGCCGACTGCCCCGACGGCGAGCAGTGCGACATCCTGCGTCGTATTCACCGCATGGGCGTGCATTCCCTGGCCGCTCTCGGCGAGGGGCGTCCGGTTGGCCAGTACCTCCTCGGCCGCTGGCACTTCCACAGCCTTGTCCTCGTTGGCCGCGACGGAAGCATCCTGCCGGACGGAGACGCCTGATATGGGTCGCCCCTGGGAGACGCCGTGCGCGAACCGCCGCTACACCGCACACTTCGGAATCCTCGTCGACCCATGGCGGCTCGACGAATGCAGCGAGTGCGAGTTCTGCGGCAGTTGCGTCGCCCACATGTGCTACCGAGACGATGCATCAACACTCCTGCACCTCGACTGGTTCAGGCACTTCGCCAATCCTGCCGAACCCGAGTGTGACGACATAGGCGGCCCTGCCCATCTGGTGCCCGCTCAATACGAGCCCCGCAAGTGCAACCGGGCTTCAGGGCATGACGGCAAGCACCGGACGCGACACGGCTGGTCTTGGCCACGGAAGGCGAGGCAAACGGTATGACCGAGAGCGCCAGCCCGGATCTGTGCAGCAACTGCATGAACCTGGAGCAGCAGCGGAACGCAGCCAACGAGAGCAGCCGGCACAACGGCGACATGTACGAGCAGGCCAAGCGTCGCTGGTACGAGGCGAGCGATGCCCTCACGCGCGTCAAAGACCTGTGCGATAGCGCGGACGGCCCCGTCATCTCCGTCGCGGACGTCCGTGAGGCCGCCAGAATCCGCCCGCTACCCGCCAAGGAGCGCAACGAATGACCGACGAGCCTTGCAATGAACTGATCGAGTGGGATAAGCCGGTCATCACGCTGGACTACAGGAACCCTGAAGGCTCCGACATGCAAGTGAAGACGTGGCGGGACCTTCAGGGGCGGCGAATGGTAGCGCTTCAGGCGTTCGAGCCCAGCACTCGCACGCTTACCACAGTGGCGATCTACCCGGAGGACCTGGAAGGGGTCTTCCGGGCCATGCGTGAGGCTGCCGCTCAGCCCATGCCCGAGGAACCCACGCAATGACGGGACGCCCAGCAGACGCCAGCCGCAGTCCCATGGCCGCCCTCGCCCCGAACGGCTGCCGCCTTTGCGGCATCGGCCGGGATATTCACGCCATTCAGGTAGGCCGCAACGGCAGCCACACCTGGATCCAACCCACCCAACAGCAGATAAAGGACCGCATGCTCATGAGGCGCAAGGGCAGAGGATGACCGACCTTGTCCCGCACGAGCCGGACGCCACCCCCGCCGTCTACGACGCTGCGACGCTCGCCGTCCTGCACGCCATGGAAGAAGCAGCCGAGAAGCACCTCGACGCGATCTGACGGTCTCCCGCTCGGTACAGGAA